GGCTGACAACGACATCAATCCGATGGCGGGCCAGCTTGACCTGATCGTGAACCCGTTCCTCACGGACCCGGATGCGTGGTTCATCATCACGAACGCCAAGGCGGGCGCGACGTTCTACCGTCGTCGCAACGCCGAGATCACCCGTGACAACGAGTTCGACACGGAGATCCTGAAGACGAAGACGACGGCGCGCTTCTCGGTGGGTGCCACCGATTGGCGCTACGCCTACGCTTCGGCTGGCGCGTAAGACCGGAGACAATCCGGCTGGGACAGGGGGGCTTCGGCCCCCCTTTCTCATAGGGGACTTGGTGCTTGAGATCCCCTCGTTAGACTCCGGGCGGATCAACAGAGGATCTCCCCATGACAGGCAAGACCCAGTTCCTCGGCCCCGTCGCTTCTGGCGTGGACAACGGCGCTCCCGCGCTCACGACCAAGGCTTATGGCCGATTCACCGTCTGGACGCCCCTTACGACGGTCCCGGTGACTTCGCTGCCGGTCGCGGTTCTTCCGTTTGACTCGATCCTCCGTGAGATCAACATCTGGAAGATCGGCGCGTTCACGGGCGAGGCGGCCATCCGCTTCGGCACGGTCGCTGGCGGCTCCGACAACCTCGGCAGCGTCTCGGTCTCCGGCAACACGATCTACCGTGTGAATGCCGCGACGGCGCAGACGACCCTCCCCTTCAACCACGCTGGCGTCTCGGCTGCCGGGACTCCGATCTACCTCTCCACGGGAGCGATCTCGGGTACGGCTACGGCCCTGTCCTCGGCGGCCTTCGTGGAGGTGGTCTACACCCGCGTCAGCCTGACCGAGCGTCCCGATCTTGTTGCGGCGCACAAGGGCAACGACACGGGGTTCCAGGGTCCCGTGCGTTCCGGCGCGCAGGATGTCGGCATCCCGGCCCGGTCGGCGGTTGGCACCCTCAAGACCTCGCAGCAGGCCACGGCGGCCTCGTCCCCCGTCTCCGGTCAGGTCATCGGGGTGATCCCGTATGGCGGTTACCTGAACGAGATCAACTTCTATTGCCGCACGGCCCCGGCTGGCGAGGCGACGGTTCGCTTTGCGATCAACGGCGAGGGCGACAACCTCGGCAGCGTGTCGGTCTCGGCGGCTGGCGTCTACTCGGTTGCCCTGACGACGGCGGTTCGTGCCACCCTCGCGCGTGGCATCAACGCCGGGTCGGCCCAGCCGGTCAGGATGTCGGTTCTTGCGGCCTCGGGCAGCATCGCGGCGCTTCAGGGGGTTGGCGAGATTGTCTTCACCCGCCTCGGCCAGAGCGATGGCTATCCGGGCGTCGGCCAGAAGGAGACGACCTTCCAGGGTCCGATTGCCACGGGCCAGAACCTCGGGACTTGGGGCAACGCCAAGCCGGAGGTTGGTTGGGGCCGGTTCTCCAAGTTGACGACGAACATCACCTCCACCAATGGGGTGGTTTCGGGACAGCTTGCTGGTTACCTCCCCATCGGCGCGGCTCTGGTCGGGATCAACTACATCGCCGGGACGGCTGCCGGTGGCGAGGCCCTCGTGCGGGCGGGTACGTCCCCCACGGTCTTCACTTCCGACACCCTCGGCAGCGTGTCCGTCTCGGCGGCTGGCGTGTATTCGGTGATCCAGTCCACGGCTGTCGGCGCATTCGACAACTCGGGCGTCAACCGAGCGAAGTCCGGTGCCACGGCGCAGGCCATCTACATCAACGTCGCTGCCGCGTCTGGCAGCATCGCGGCGCTCTCGGCCAATGCGGCAATCGAGATCGTCTACACCCGCCTCGACCCCTCGATCTACGGAGTCTGATCCATGGCTCGCCCGAAAATCTGGTCCTTCACGATGGCGAGTGGTGATACAACCACCGTCTACTGGCCCACGGATACTTGGATCTCCACGCAGGAGTATTCCATTGTCTTCAGGCACCCAGGTGGTGCGGGTGGGTTCATGTCTGGCTGTTCTGCGGCATGGAGCATTGACCGGGTTCTCGCGACCGGCGTGGTCTCTGCTCACTTTGTGCAGATCACGGCTTTTGCCACGAACTCCCAGATCGTCCATGAAGATCCGGCCTCCTGCTTCCGGTTCGTGATTCGTGCAAGCGGCGCGGCCAATCTGGAGATCATGGCGATGCAGAGCGGGCCTGAGCGGGTGGCCTGATGGGACGGTGGACGGAGCGCAACCGCTGGCGTCGGGGCAAGTGGCTTGTCCAAGACGACGAGAGCGGCTTCGTCCACTACTCGGATCAGGTCGTCCGTCGCTGGGATGGGCTGTACGTCCGCAAGGATCAGGACGAGCCCATCGACCCGCAATGGTTCATCACCTCCGAGAACGACCCGGCACCGCTTCCGTTCGTTCGCCCTGAGGCCGCCGCTGGCCCGGCTTGCAAGACGGGTCCAGCCTACGACCCGAACAACAAGCCGATCAAGAGTTTCCCCGGCTACAACCTATACATCGGGAGCAGCATAGGGAGCATGGAGATCGAATGCTCCTTCATCGTGTTCCCCGACACAGGCCCCTATCCCCCTCGGTGACCCATGGCACAGCAAGACAAGGCAACGCTGAAGCAGGCTTTCGAGACGGGTGACGCGCCCACGGGTTCCGATTTCGAGAACCTGATCGACAGCCAGTTGAACCTCGCGGAGACGACGGCGCAGACCATCAACGGCCCCGTCAACTTCGCGGGTGGCGTGTCGTTCGCGACCATCTCTGCGGCGGTTGTCGGCGGCAACGTCGGAACCTTCGGAACCATCACGGCTTCGGCTGGGACGTTCACGCAGGTGTCCGCCAATGGCATCTTCGGCCTGGCGAAAGCCGAGTGCTTTGCGACCAGCAATGGCGTCATCTCGGCAACGGCCATCAACTCCTACGTCGTGACCAACGTCGGAACGAGCGCAGAGACGGTCAACCAGTTCACGCACAACGGCTCTGGTCGCCTCACCTACACGGGGACGCAACCGAAGTCCTTCATGTTCGACGTTGACTTCACGGTCAGCGGAGTGACGGCTACGCAGAACGTCGGTGTTCGCTTGGGCAAGGACGGAGTCTCGCTTGCCAAGACTACGATGGAACTGCGGTTGGCAGCCTCCTCCGCCCCCTATGTCGGCCATGTCGGCTGCATCGTGACGCTGACGGCCAACTCGTATGTCGAGGTCTTCGCGACGCCTACGCTGAACATCAGCAACATCGTCTTCGAGAAACTGAACCTTCGCGCCCGCGAGGTCTGAGATGGCATCCCCCTACCTGACGGTTCTGGAGATCGTCAACGAGGTCTGCGACCGGATGAACATCCGCCGCGTGACCACGACGACGCAGAACATGTTCACCAAGAACAGCATCAATCTCCTCAACGACATCATGGAGGAGCTTGCTGACATGGGAACGTGGAACGAACTGCAAGCCTCGGCTGCGGTTACGATGGTGTGCGGGCAGTCGCTCTACAGCATCGACACGACGACGCTTGCCACGGCCAAGCAGTTCATCCACTCGATCCAGGAGGTGTCGGTCTCCGGTCGCGTCCCGCCGTTGGAGCCGATCTCGGACAAGAACGAGTTTCGGATGCTGAACCGGGTCAACAGCATCGGCCAGCCGTCGCGCTACATCATCGAGGGCGTGGACACGCTTGGCAATCCGCGCATCGGCGTGTTTCCCCGACCGGGTGCGTCGTATGCGGGCAACTCGGCATTTGTGAAGTTCCAGGTCCTGCCGCCGAAGTACGTTGCTGGCACGGATGACAGCGTGGTCGTCCCGTTCCCCGGTCGTGTCGTCGTCCTTGGCCTCGTTGCCGCCTGCATCCTTGACGAGAGCGGTGGTGCCGAGACCCGCCAGTATCAGGCCGCGCATATGAAGTATCTCGCCTCGCGCAACTCGTCGCTTGGCAGGCAGACGGCCAAGACCGGCGAGTATGTGAGGGTGCAACCCGGCATTACGTCGAGGTCCTGATGCCCGAGCGGTATTACCAGATCGCGCGAAGGGGTCTGGCGACCAACTTCACTGAGACCGAGATCCCGCTGGACTACGCCCAGAGGTTCCGCAACCGCTTCATCAATGCAGCTGGTGGTGCCGAGAAGCGTCCGGGCTACGTCGCGCTCTCGGGTGCGCTGCCGACCAAGGGCATCGTCACGGGCCTGCATGAGTATGTGGACAAGGACGGCACGGCCACGCTGTTCGCATCCTCCGAAGGCATCGTGTTCCGCTACAACGGCTCCTCGGCATGGACTCAGGTCTGGCAGGCGACGACGGCATCGCGCATCCGCTCCGTGCAGTTTGACGACAAGCTGGTGTTCTGGAACGGGGTGGATCGTCAGGTCTACATCGACAGCCCGACCGCCAACTTCGAGCGTCTCCAGCCCCTCATGGAGCAGGGGACCTGCGGGGCGTCTACCTCTGCTGCGGCGCTGACGGATGCTGCGGTTACGGACTGGACCGCGCAGACCTTCGTTGGCCCTGGCGACATCGTCTTCAACGCCAAGCGCGGGGCCTATGGCCTCGTGACTGCCGTGACCTCGTCGCGTGTCAGCCACACCCCGATCAGCGCGGCTGCCCTCGGTTTTGGTAACACGTTCTCCCCCATCTCTGGGGCTGTCGTTGGCGGGGAGCCAACTGCCGGTGACGGGTACAAGATTTACGACAGCATTGAGTTGAACGTGATCTCGAACGACGGGATCATGGACAACGTCGCGACCATTGTCTCGACCAGCACGAGCCCCACCCAGACCTACATCACGGTCTCGGCAGACAGGGTCGCCAACTGGACCACGACGGCGATGCGTAACGGCGACATCGTCCACAACACGACCAAGAACGCGGCGTCGTTCGTGTCGGAGATCCTCTCCTCCGGGTTCTACGTCTCGCCCTCGATTGCCACGACCTCGGCGGGCGACTCCATCGTCCTGTACCAGTCGGCCATGCCTGTTGCGTCGTGGATTCATGTCCACTACGGGCGCGCATGGATGATCGACTCCCGCGACCCGCGCAACGTCGTGGCCTCGGGTGCGAATGACATCCAGGACTTCACGGTGGACAGCCAGAGCCTTGAGACGAGGACGGTTGCCATCGGCGCGCAGCAGCCGGGTGCAGATCCTGCGGTGAGCATTGCATCGTTCCAGACGTATCTGGTGATCGGCACGGAGCGCGCGGTCTACGCCTTCCGTGGCACGGCCCCCGCCGATCTGGAACCCGCTGGCCTGTTCCCGCAGGGCATCATTGCGCCCGACAGCTTCGTGAACACCGGCAATGATCTGTCGTTCATCGGGTATGACGGGCTGCTGAGCATCAGCCTGCTCATCAACACCAACAACCTCCAGCGGTCGAACATCTCGGAGCCGATCAAGAACACGCTCCGCGCAATCATCCGCGAGGTCATCGAGAGCCGGAACCCGTCCGTCCAGATCGTCAACTACCAGCGGCGAAGCTGGATCGTGATGAAGATCGCGAGCAAGCTGTACGTCTACAACTACGCCAACTTCGTGATGGACGACGGCAAGATTGTGGCCGGGGCGAGTTGGTCCGACTTCGATGGGCAGATCGGCTTGCAGAGCGTCCTCTACGTCCGCGCCAACTCCGACCTCCTTCTCGGCGGCGCTGACGGCAAGGTCTACCAGTTCGACCAAGGCACCTTCACGGATGACGGGGCGCTGTACCCGACCGAATACATGCCGGGCTGGCTGAACCTTGAGGAGCCGCGCCAGTCGATGCGGATCAAGACGGGTTCGTATGTCGTCCCCAATTTCCAGGTCGGTGGCAGGGTGGTCTACACCATCGAGGCGACCGGGGACTTCAACCTTCAGTCCTACGACCAGATCGTGGTGACGGCTCAGGAGGAGTTCGGTGGCCGACCCATTGGCACCTTCACCATCGGCAGCGACTTTGTCGGCATGGCCCGCACGGTGGAGGGCAAGAACCCCCTGCGCTGGAGGGGCGCTCATTTCCGCCTCTCCTTCCGCACCTTTGACCCATACGGTCCTGACGTACTGGCCGGTTTCTCGGTATACGGGGACATCCACGGGAGACGCT